TTGATACTCCTTCCTACAGTAATGAAGAAGATCAACCTGAAGAAGATATTGATTTTGATTCGGCAGGTCCTGCTGCTCCTAGTGCTGATGATGTTAAAACTCAAGATGAGTTTGACAAGCAACTTGATAGTCTCGTCAACAAATACTCTGCTGGCAGGCAACGCTACGTCGAACTGGGTAAATTTGTTTGGGATGATGTAGTTGTTGATTGGTCTGAAGTTCACGAACATATCGATACTTTCCAGCGTCCTATTCTTGAAGATAGACCTGAAGCATATTCTTTTGCTGATAAACTCTTCAATGAGTTTATGTCTGGGTCTCGTAAGAGTGTGAATTATCTCGTTAAAGAGTTCGAGATGAAGAAGTCTGCTGATGCATATGCTCGCACCTCAGTTTCTAAAACTGGAGTGATTGATACCAACAAACTTCATACTTACTCTTACAATGATGACATCTTCAAGCGTGTGACTTCTGTTGCTGACGGCAAGAATCATGGTCTTGTGTTTGTACTTGACTGGTCTGGTTCTATGTCTGAAGTTCTGTTGGATACTCTGAAGCAACTGTTTATGCTGACTGAGTTTTGTAAGAAAGTTCAGATTCCTTTTGAAGTCTATACTTTCACTAACGAATACTATTGTGTTCGTAAATCTGACGACCTAAACAGGTCTAACCTGCTTCGCATGGGACTTGAGGATCATAAGATTCACATTAACAAAACTTTCAACATGGTTAATGTGCTGTCCTCTCGCGCTAGCACTCGTCAGTACAAGCATCACTGCCTGAATCTCTGGCGTGAAGGTGTAAGTCAGCGATACTATACTGATGGAACTGCCACTCCCGGTATGTCTCTTTCGGGCACTCCTCTTAATGAAGCTATCATTTCTTTGAATTGGATTCTTCCTAAATTTAAGAAAGAGAATGGTCTTCAGAATGTGAATGCTGTTATCCTTACTGATGGTGAATCCCAGACCGCTATGTATGGATTTAAAGCAGGTGATGAAGAACTTGGTGATGTTCGGATGCGTTCCTATCGTCTTGATGGTGGATGTATTCTCCGTGATCGCCAAACTGGTCGCACCTATCCTAAGTTTGATGATGGTTGGTCTGAAGCAACTAACACTTTCATTCAGCAAGTTCGTGATCGTAATCCCGGTGTCAGTGTCATGGGTATCCGTGTTATTGATACTGGATTTACATCTTTCGTTCGTCAGTATGCTGGATGGCGTAATGATTTTGAAAAACTGAAGGCTGAGTATCGTAAGAACAAGTCTGTTGTTATTCCTAACCCCATCTCTTTCAATGCTCTGTATGCCATCAGCAACAAAGGATTGACGGAAGATAATCATCAAGAAGTTGAACTGAACGACAATCCCACTAAGGCACAGATTAACAAAGCGTTTCGTGAGATGATTAAATCTTCTGGCACCAATCGTAAAGTCCTGTCGTCCTTCATCGACCAAATTGCCTAGTGGCACAAGGGGGGTTCCCATCCCCCCGTTTTTACCCTATATTACTTTCATACGCAACAAACCAAATGCCTCGCACTGCTAACATGACTACGGAACAACTGGTTGAATTTCTGACTAACGAGTATGGCACTGAGATTGCCACCGCTCAACTGCTGGTAGCAGCAGACCACTTCTCTGTGTCTCTGCCTACTGTAAAGAAGCGTCTTGAGAATTACAAGTCCGGTCACGGCAAATACACTCTGTCTGTAGAGGAAGCACGTCAGCAACTTGAAGAGATGGTTGCTCCCGTTCGGGAACAAGTGTGCCTGATTCCTAGCAAAGATGATAATTTCGTCCCGTTCGGGAACTTTACTGATGTGAAGAAAATCATCAAGTCTGGTTCTTTCTTCCCTCTGTTTATCACTGGCATGTCCGGTAATGGTAAGACCTTCTCTGTAGAGCAAGCGTGTGCTGCCACCGGTCGTGAATTGATTCGTGTCAATATCACTATTGAAACTGATGAAGATGATCTTATTGGCGGTTTCCGTCTGGTTGATGGTAATACTGTCTGGCATAATGGTCCTGTCATTGAAGCTCTTGAGCGAGGTGCTATTCTCCTCCTTGACGAGATTGACCTTGCCTCTAACAAAATCCTCTGTCTCCAATCTATTCTTGAAGGTAAAGGTGTTTTCCTGAAGAAGATTGGTAAGTTTATCAAACCTGCTGCTGGTTTCAATGTGATTGCCACTGCGAACACCAAGGGTAAAGGTTCTGAGGATGGTCGCTTTATCGGCACCAATATTCTCAACGAAGCATTCCTTGAGCGTTTTGCTTTGACCTTCGAGCAAGCATATCCTACCCCTACCATCGAGCAGAAAATTCTTTCTAAACTGCTTGGGTCTCTGGGTGGTTCTGATGATGAGTTCTGTGAGAAACTGACTCAATGGTCTGATGCTATTCGTAAGGCATTTGATGCTGGTGCTGATGGCATTGACGAGATTATTTCCACTCGTCGTCTGGTCCATATCATCCGTGCCTACACTATCTTTGGCAACCGCGATAAAGCGATTGAGACTTGCATCAACCGCTTCGATGATGAGACCAAGGAGAAGTTCTCCAAGTTCTACAAGATGATTGACCCCTCTGTTGAAAAATGAAATACCACGGATATATCGGACACATTGCCTTCCTAAAGACTGGGAAGGCAGTCAAAATTAAAGGTGGCGACGGACATAAATTGTTCGTCGAAGACCTTGACGGCAACGTCAAAATGTGTTATCATAGTGATCTACAGTATGTCTGTCAGAATTGATGTTTAAATTTAATGAAGATAAACTCCTCCAAGAATATGAGGAGTATGTGAAAGCAACATACAACCAGCACTACAGTGATGAGGATGGTCTTCAAACTATTGAGAAGATTCGTCCTCGTTGGCGTGAAGGATTTATTGCTGGCAATCTACAAAAATATATTGATCGTCCTGACAAAGGTCAGTATCGTAAAGACCTATTCAAAGTAATTCATTACGCTTTCCTTCTAATCAACTGGTTAGATGAAAAGGATGCTAAGATGAATGAGCACAAACGTGTATCCCTGTCCGAACTAAAAGATTTTGATGTTTGATTATGAACCAAGTATTGCTAACTAGAGAGACTATTGAAGTTCTTGGTAACTTCGTACAAATTAACCCGTCCATTATTGTCTGCGCTGGTAGCGAGATTCGTTCCATCAGTAATCTAGAACACATCCTAGCAAAGTACAAATGTACTGAGGTATTTCCCACTGAGTTTGCTATCTATGATTTGTCTGAGTTCTTGAACGTGGTAAGTCTGTTTGAGAATCCTGTTCTTGAATTTGACAATGGACAGTATGTGACCATCCGCAGTGGTTCTAAGTATTCTAAGTATTACTTTAGTAACCCAGAGATTACACTCAAGCGAGCACCTAATACTGATGTCAAGTTTCCTGGAGCAGACATTCAGTTTGGGTTGTCAGAATCTGATGTCAAAGGTATTCGTAAGGCATCTAATATTCTTAATCTGGAAGACATCAATATTGCCAGCAAAGATGAGACTGATGTTCGTGTCAGTTTGATCGACACTGAGGATGAAACCAACAACACATATGAACAAGTGTTTCAAGGTTGTTCGACCGGTGACTTCTCTGTTAATATCAAGATGGAGAACCTTGTCGTCCTGCCCGGTGACTACACCCTCAGCATCTGTGCTAAAGGTATGCGTGAGTGGCGAGACAACAATCGTGACCTCGTTTATTATATTGGACTTGAACAATGAACATCTTTGTGACCCATCCGTTTCCTGCAGAATCTGCCATCGTCTTACCTGACAAGCACATTGTTAAGATGCCACTAGAGTGCTGCCAGATGCTAAGCATCATTGCTTCCAAGTGGTATCACAACTATGGTCCTCTGCATAAAACTGATGGTGTTGCATACAAAACTGAGAAGGGTGCTTTTCGTAATCACCCTTGTACTAAGTGGGCAGCAGCAACTATTAACAATTCATACTGGTTAATCAAACACGGTATGAATTTATGTGACGAATATACGCTGCGCTATGGCAAAACACACACCGCCTACAATACATTAGTAGAAGCATATTACTTGTTTCCCAAGGGTAAGCTTGACAAAGTAACTCCGTTTGCGAGGGCAATGCCAGATGAGTTTAAGTATGACACAAGCATTGACACTTTTACTGCTTACAAGAATTACATTAGCAGCAAACCTTGGGTTACATCTAATTATCTTCGTATGCCGGAACGAAAACCTGAGTGGGTAGAATGAAATATCAACTAACGATTGATGATGATGGAGTTCTGATATTACCTGAAGAACTCCTACAAACACTTGACTGGAAGGAGGGTGATGAGTTACAATGGATTGACAAAGGAGATGGTTCTTTTGAATTGAGGAAAGTAGATGACTTACAATCCCCAGGTTGATGACTATGTTATTTGGAAAGATCTAAAAGGTTGGGTCTACTTTAAATGTGATGACTACATCACGATTGAGATTGCCGTCAAGGATAAACCTGACGACCTAGTTTGTTTTCATAAGAAGGTACACTGTTGTGTGCTATGCTTCAAACAAAACTGGGATGAACTACATTATGTTAAAACTAGGAGAGAGGATGAAGGACGAGTTTCTGTGGGTTGAGAAGTATCGCCCGAATATTATTGAGGATTGTATTCTCCCTGATAGTATCAAAGATATCTTCCAAGGTTATGTTAATCAGGGTGAAATTCCTAATCTACTTCTGTCTGGTAGAGCAGGTGTAGGTAAGACCACGATTGCAAAAGCATTGTGTGAAGAACTTGGCGCTTCTTACATTGTCATCAATGGCAGTGATGAGGGGCGCTTTCTTGACACTATCCGTAATAAGGTCAGGAAGTTTGCTACATCTGTATCGCTTACAGCAACTGCAAATCATAAGGTTGTAATCATTGATGAGGCAGACAACACTACACAAGATGTTCAACTCTGTTTGCGTAATGCTATTGAAGAGTTTCATGGTAACTGTAGGTTTATTTTTACTTGCAACTTTGCAAATAAGATCCTTGAACCACTTCACTCACGTTGTTCTGTAGTTGAGTTTGTTGTTCCAAAAGATCAAGCACTTTCTATTCAGAAGCAATTCCTCAAACGTCTCGATACTATTCTCACTCACGAACAGATTGAGTATGATGTTTCTATCATTGCTAAACTTCTGAAGCGATACTATCCAGACTGGCGGCGTCTTCTGAATGAAGTTCAATCCCTCTCTACTAATGGTAAGATTGGAGTTGATGCTCTAGCACACGCACCAGAGATTAGTATTGAGGCATTGTTTGGATACATTGCCAAGAAAGATTACACCAACGTGCGAGAGTGGGTTGTCAATAATCTGAATAATGATTTTGATACTCTAGTAAATAAAGTGTATCGTTCAGCAGACACATACTATAGTCCTATGGATATGGGAAACCTTGTGTTAATCTGTGAGGATTATCAACGTTCTACAAAAGATTGTGCGAATCTGGAAATCCATATGCTCGCATTCTTTACTGAAATTATGTTTAAATGTAAGGTGAAACAAAAATGATTGTACCAACTAAAGAAGAACTTATTCATCTAAAAATTCAAGCAGCATTGCGTGAGAATTATTTTGAAGAAGACCAGATGAAATATCTGGGAGAACGAGCAGGACATCACTGGTATCTTGTTGCTGGTGAGCATGAAGTATCTGCTGATTGCATCGAAGAATTTGATATGGTACAAGATGAAGAAGACGACACCTGAAAATGTGAAAGAAGCAAACGAAGCTCTCTTTCATTCTACAATGAACCTCCCTAATGCTGCCGCTCACTGTGGTATGACAGAGAGGGAGATGAAACATATCTTTCGTGAATACTTGAAGTACAATGCCCCAGACTATCAAATCTCTGAAGACCCCGCTTCGCTACCCAGGCGGCAAGTCCAGAGCACTCTCAAAACTCCTCCAGTACGTCCCAGACCTGAAGGGGTATAGGGAGTACCGGGAACCCTTCCTAGGGGGTGGTAGCGTTGCCCTGGAGGTCTCCAAGCGGTATCGCCACCTGGACATCTGGGTCAATGATCTGTACGAACCACTCTATAACTTTTGGAAAGAACTACAACATGACGGAAAACGCTTACAAGACGTTCTTACAGAACTTAAGTACAGGCATCCAGAGCCCGTCAGTGCTAAAAAGTTATTCCTTGACGCGAAAGAATACCTTACAAATCCCCCCAGTGTTATTGGGGCTTTCCCCCCTTACCGTGAAAGTTTTTGGAGGGCTGTCGCTTTTTATGTTGTTAACAAGTGTTCTTTCAGTGGTCTTACTGAATCTAGTTCTTTCTCCAAGCAAGCAAGTGAATCCAACTTCTCCCTCAACGGTATCTCAAAACTCTATGACTATTCAGTCTTGATTGGTAACTGGAAAATTACTAACTTGTCTTATGAACAACTCCTTACTGATAACAAAGACACCTTCACATATCTCGACCCTCCCTACGAGATCGGAAGCAATTTGTATGGCAAACGTGGGTCAATGCATAAGTCCTTTGACCATGACAAGTTTGCTATTGACTGCGATCGTTTTGTTAGCCCTCAACTTGTATCCTACAACTCCTCACAATTAATTCGAGAACGCTTCGAGGGGTGGACAGCTGCAGAATTTGCACACACCTACACCATGCGCTCCGTGGGGTGCTATAATACAGAGCAAGCGAGCCGCAAGGAACTCGTCCTCACCAACTACGCAACGGTATTAGCAAATGAAAGTTAAAGTCCAACTCTATGTTGCTGGTAAAGTCTTCGACGAGATTGTGGAAGCAGCAAACTACCAAGATGCTCGTCAGACTGCCCTCGCTCGCAACCCAACTGCCAAAGTCGTATCTGTTACTGCCGTATTTAAATGAAGCGTGAACTAAAAGATTATCTTAATTCTATCAACCAAAATAAAATAAATGTAATGCAGGATGACCCGGAGGCAGAGAAGGGTTATCCTGCTTATATTGTAAATAGATGTTTGTCTGGACACCTGGATGCAATCATGCATGTGAATGAAATGAATAAACGTCATTCATTATCAAATAAGATGCAATATGATTATCTTATAAATACTTTGAAACCTAGGAAAAGATTTTCTCCCTGGTTGAGAAAAGAATCTCTTGAGCATATTGAGTTAGTCAAAGAGTATTATGGTTATAATGACGATAAAGCAATTGACGCACTAAAAATTCTCACAGTAGATCAACTAGATAAGATAAGAAAAGCATTGTATAAAGGTGGAATGAAATGACTGCTGAAACTATTGAAGTGTTGTGGGAACCTACTAATATGGTAGAAGTATCCCTTACAGAACCGGATGACTTCCTGAAAGTTAGGGAGACCTTGACGCGCATTGGCGTTGCGTCTCGTAAAGAAAGGAAGTTGTATCAGTCTTGTCATATTCTCCACAAGCAAGGAAGATATTATATTGTACACTTCAAAGAACTTTTTGCTCTCGACGGCAAGAAGACAAATCTTTCACTTAACGATGTGCAACGCAGAAACCGCATTGCTAAACTATTATCTGATTGGGGACTCATTAACGTGGTTGAGGAAGAAAGAATCGAGGACCTTGCTCCACTTAATCAGATTAAAGTTTTATCTTTTAAAGAGAAAGATGAGTGGTCTCTTGAAAGCAAGTACAACATCGGCCGTAAAAAGTAGGGATCTCCACACTCCAGATAAATAGAGCATTGTTCTAAATAATGGTGGACGCCGTTAGGGTCCACACAATACAAACTCGCTTATCAAGGAGCTATAAAGATGACAAACATCATGCGCTATACAGCGTCGGATCTTCCTACGCTTATGGATAAAATCCATAAGAATGCTATCGGATATGATACAATGTTTGATAGGTTATTCGACCTTCACGAAACCAAACAAAACTACCCACCATACAATCACATTATTGTAAGTAATGTACTGGAACGGTTAGAGATTGCTTTGGCGGGATTCAAAAAGGCGGAGGTATATGTCTACACACAAGACGGAAAATTATTTGTCGAAGGACAGAAAGAAGATAAAGAATCAGGAACAGATTACCAACATCGAGGAATGGCTCAACGAAGTTTCACGCGAGCATGGACACTCAGCGATGAAACGGAAGTTAGATCAGTTACTTTTGAGGATGGGTTATTGACAATTGATTTAGGTAAGGTTGTACCTGAGCATCATCAGCGTAAAGACTTCCTATAAATATCGCGTTGGGGGCTTGACGCCCCCATCTTTTTTTGCTACAATACTAAGAGGTTTAAATATTAACTATGGCATCTATTGTTACTCTGAGGGATGGTAAGCATCTCATTTGTGAAGTTCGAGAGATTTTTAAAACTGAACAAGTAATTGATCCTGAAACTAATGAGGAAAAAGAAAATAGAGTCGGGATTGGTTTACAGTTGTCCGACCCATTTGTTTTGGAAATGATTGAATTTCCTGAAGCGGAAGATCCTAACGAAAGAAGTAAAGTAAAATACACAAGATGGAATCCCTACACTTTAGAAAGAGTATTTAAAGTTAACTACGAATCTATCACATGTGTATCGGCACCTGACCCAAATCTAGACCAAGCTTTTGCTGAAAAGGTAGAATTTTTTAATTCATACGAAACCGCTATTGAACAAACAAATGATACTGCTACTGAAACTGAGGAATGATTGGTTGATTGGTGAGGTAAAAGAATTAGATGTCGAACTTGGCGACCCTGATTTAGAACTCACCAATCCACTTATTCTGGGGGATACGTTTGAACCGTATCTACCAGACGAGGAAGTGTCACAATGCCGCTTGCGGTTTATGGACTGTGACACTATGATGGAACCAGGTCCTAAATTAAAGAAGCAGTATTTGGAATATGTCGAAGTTCTACAGCAAGATAGAACAAGCGGGTAACCGCTTATTGGTAGTGGGGTATGAGAACGGGCAGCGTGTCGTTGAGCGTGTGCCATTCTCCCCCACTCTTTTTATAAAAACTAAAAATTATTCTGAATACAGAACACTTAAGGGTGAACTTGTCGCCCCAGTCCCACAAGGATCTATCAACGATGCCAAAGAGTTTGTCAAGAAATGTAAGAACTCTGAGGTAGAAGTATATGGTAACACTAGGTATCTCTATCAGTATATTGCTGAGCAGTATCCTGAGGATGAGATTATCTATGATTCAACTAAACTTCGCGTCTTCAATATTGATATTGAGACTGCTGCAGAGAATGGATTCCCCAACATTGCTAGCGCAGACCAGGCAATTCTTTCTATCTCCATTAAAGATTCCTACACCAATAGGATTACTGTGTGGGGAGCAAAGGCATTTAACAATATCTTTGACGATGTAGATTACCTACACTTCAATGATGAGCAGGCAATGCTCACCAACTTCATTCACTGGTGGAATGATAACTTCCCAGATATTATTACTGGATGGAACGTAGAGTTCTTCGATATGCCATACATCGTAAATCGTGTTGAGCGTATTCTTGGTGACAAGTATAAGAAGTTACTCTCTCCTTGGAAGTTAGTTTCTACCCGCGAGGTAGAAATTAATAATAAAATTCAAACTGCCACTGATATTCTGGGTCTGTCTATTCTTGACTACATCCAACTCTACAAGAAATTTACTTATACTAATCAGGAATCTTATGCCCTGAACCATATCTGTCTTGTAGAACTGGATGAGGAGAAACTAGACCACAGCGAGTATGATACTTTCAAAGAGTTCTATACAAACGACTGGCAAAAGTTTATCGAGTACAACATTCACGACGTTCGCCTGGTTGATAGACTGGACGACAAGATGAAGTTGCTCGACCTAGCAATCACCCTGGCATACGACGCCAAGGTAAACTTTGAGGATGTATTCTCTCAGGTATGTTGTTGGGATAACTATATCTACATCGAACTGATGAAAGATAATATTGTTATTCCTCCCAAGAAAGAACAGGAGAAGAAGGACAAGTATGCTGGAGCATTTGTGAAAGAACCTATCCCTGGTCTCTATGACTGGGTGGTGAACTTCGACTTGAACTCCCTGTATCCTCACCTGATTATGCAGTACAACATCTCACCAGAGACGCTGCTGCCCCACAGACACCCGTCCGCCAGCGTGGACCGCCTACTAGACCAGGAGATTGATACCAGCGACCTCCGTGGGCAGACGCTCGCCCCTAACGGCACCTTCTACGACACGTCCAAGCAGGGGTTCCTGCCTAAGATGATGCAGAAGATGTATGATGAGCGTGTGATCTACAAGAAGAAGATGCTTAAGGCAAAGCAGGAATATGAGAAGAACCCCACAGTTCAACTCAAGAAAGATATTTCTCGCTACAATAACATTCAGATGGCAAAGAAGATTTCACTTAACTCTGCCTATGGTGCTATTGGTAACCAGTATTTTCGATACTACCAGTTGGAGATGGCAGAAGCAATCACTCTTGGTGGTCAGTTGTCTATCCGCTGGATTGAAAAGGAGACCAACGCTCATCTCAATAAAATTCTTAAATCTGATAATGTAGATTATGTTATTGCAATCGACACTGATTCTATGTATCTTAATTTGGGTCCTTTTGTCAATGCTGTACTCAAAGGCAGAGAGAAGACTGATGAGGAAATTGTTAGGTTCCTTGATAAGGTCGCTCAAATGGAACTTGAACCTTTTATTGAAAGTTCTTACGAAAAACTGGCAAGGTATGTCAACGCCTACGACCAGAAGATGAAGATGAAGCGAGAGAATATTGCTTCCCGTGGTTTCTGGACTGCGAAGAAACGATATGCTCTCAACGTATGGAATAGTGAAGGCGTTCAATACAATGAACCCAAACTAAAAATCTGTGGACTGGAGACGGCACGTTCATCTGTGCCGCAATACTTCAGGAGCAAACTATACGAAGCATACAAGATCATTATCAACAAAACTAATGAAGACCTTATCAAATACATTGACGAGGTTCGTGAGGATGCCCGCAAGCAAGTTTATGCTGACCTTGCTACTCCCAGTGGTGTAAATAATCTTGCCAAGTATCGTAATCCTTATACGATTTACAAGAAAGGTGAGAAGACAGGCACACCTATTGCTGTCAAGGGTTCTCTCATTTACAACTATCTCCTCAAAAAACATAAGGTTGAATACAAATATCAATCCATTCAGGAGGGTGAGAAAGTAAAGTATGTCTATCTTAAAGAGCCAAACCCTATTGGCGAAAAAGTCATCTCCTTTTTTAGTGAGATTCCTAAGGAATTTAATCTTGATAAGTATGTTAGTCGCACACTACAATTTGAGAAGAAGTTCCTGAAACCTGTCACCAATGTGCTAGACTGCATTGGTTGGACCACAAACAAAACCGTATCTGTTACCAGTTTTTTCTAATATGCCTACATCAGATTTAATCAAAAGTATAATTAAAGATAGTAAGAATGAATTCGTTGGACTTGTGAGCGATGGAGTTGCTTCAGGTGATGTTGAAGGCTACATTGATACTGGCAGTTATCTTTTTAACGCCATCCTTAGTGGTAGCATTTATGGTGGGATACCCTCCAACAAGATCACTGCTCTTGCTGGAAAATCGGGCGTCGGGAAAACCTATTTTTGCCTTAGCATCCTTAAGCATTTCCTTGACACTCATCCTGATGGCATGGTCATTTATTTTGAGTCCGAATCTGCTCTTAGTTCTGATATGTTTAGCAGTCGTGGGATTGACACTTCTCGCGTCCTTCTATATCCGGTAGAAACTATCAATGAGTTTCGTGAAGTCTCTGTAAAGATTGTTGACAACTATCTGAAAAACAAAGACACCACTCCTATGATGTGGGTCTTGGATAGTTTGGGGAACCTTCCATCAGCAAAGGAAGTTAATGATGCATTGACTGGTAATGATGCTGTTGATTTTACAAAGACAAAGATTACTAAATCTACATTCAGAGTTCTTACACAAAAATTAGGTAAGGCAAAGATTCCCCTTCTGTTTACTAATCACACCTACGATAACATTGGCGGTTATGGAGATCAACAAAAAATGGGCGGTGGCTCAGGTCCAGAATACTGTGCGAGCAGTGTCATCTTTCTTAGCAAATCAAAAGAGAAAGAGGGAACTACGCAGGTTGGAAACATTATTAGATGCACGGCGAAGAAATCCCGTCTGACCCGTGAGGCATCACAGACAGAAGTTAAACTGTACTTCGATGAAAGGGGTTTACAAAGATACCATGGTCTGCTAGACTATTCTCCGTGGCCCAATAGCGGTGGTCGCTACGAGGTTGATGGTAAGAAGTTCTGGGGTAAAGAAATTATGAAAGACCCTGAACGATTCTTCACGCCTGATATTCTCGATGCGATTGATGCTCAGGTTGCGAAAGATTTTTCTTATGGAGTAGTTGAAGATGACGACGAAGACTGAAAGATTAGAACAAACAATCTTACGCAATCTTCTGACAGATCTAGACTACTATGGCAAAGTAATCCCACACATCAAAGCGGATTACTTTGCTGAGGCAAGTGAACGTTTAATTTATGAGGAGATTTATGAGTTCTCTACAAAATATGATAAGGTCCCTACCAAGGAAGTTATTCTCATTGAGTTATCGTCTCGTAAGGATGTTTATGAGGAAGACCTTAGGAAGTCTTTCGAGTTACTCCAGACATTCTCAACTGATGAAATCAACTATTCCTGGCTTATCGACGCGACAGAGGGTTGGTGTAAAGAACGTGCCCTCTACAACGCACTCCTACAGTCTGTCAAAATCGCAGAAGGAGGCGATAAGAAATTATCACCAGATGCGATCCCAAGCATACTCCAAGAGGCCCTGGCAGTATCGTTCGACGAACACATCGGACACGACTACCTAGAGTGTATCGACCAGCGATGGGAGAAGATGCATGAGGATGAAGACAAGATTGCCTTTGACCTTGATGACTTCAATCAGATTACTGAGGGTGGTCTTCCTAACAAGACTTTGAATATCATTCTTGCTGGTACTGGTGTGGGTAAGTCATTGTTTATGTGTCACATGGCAGGTTCCTGTCTCATGGATGGATACAATGTTCTCTACATCACACTGGAGATGGCAGAGGAAAAGATTGCTGAACGTATTGACGCTCACCTGTTGGACGTTGGTATCAAGGACTTGAAGAATCTCCCAGAGCATAGATTCAAGGGTGGTGTTGAGGCACTACAAAAGAAGACTAGAGGTAAGTTAATCATCAAAGAATATCCTACCGCTTCCGCTCACGCAGGACACTTTAATGGTCTGCTGAATGATCTGTCTCTCAAGAAACAGTTCAAACCAGACATCATCTTTGTTGATTACCTCAACATCTGTAATTCATCTAGGATGAAGGGTAATATCCAGAACTCCTATACGTTTGTGAAAGCAATTGCTGAAGAACTTCGTGGTCTTGCTGTAGCAAAGGAAGTCCCTGTTGTATCAGCAACACAGACTACACGTTCTGGTTATGAAAGCAGTGACCTAGAACTGACAGATACATCTGAATCTTTCGGTCTGCCTGCTACTGCTGACTTTATGGTTGCTCTGATGACTAACGAGGAACTAGAGAACGAGGGTTGTATTCTTGCTAAGCAACTCAAGAATAGATACAATGACCTATCATTCAAACGGAAGTTCAAGGTGGGTATTGACAGGAGCAAGATGAAGCTGTATAATGTTGATGACAGCAGTACGCTCGACATCGACGCAATGTTTGAGGACGACGAAATGCCTGTCTTCAACAAACCAACTACTACACAATTTTCTGAATGGACATGATTGATTTTAATAAGTACCAGCAATTTGTTGATGGTGTCACCAGTCAACCATCACAAGACTTTGATGCTTACATCTATCGTCTCCAAGAATTGAATGGAGAGGGATGTAAGATTGCTGATCTCCAAACTGCTGCTGATGGTCTCTGTGCTGAAGGCGGTGAGTTCATGGAGATTGTTAAGAAGATGGTCTTCCAAGGCAAACCATATAACAGCGATAACGTCTGGCATATGAAGCGTGAGTTGGGGGACATCATGTGGTATATGATGCAAGCATGTCGTGCCCTAGATACTACCTTAGAAGAGATTGTTGAAATGAATGTCGATAAACTCAAAGCACGTTATCCTGGTG